GTGGAGGGGACAAGAGGAGTTCCGTCTGGGTAGGTGTCGTACCATGTTGGGGTTAGTTCTTGGATGGAGATGTTATCAAAAGTTAACACACCAGTCCCCGATGAGAACATAATTTTGAAAGTGGTGGATATAGCTACAAACGTTATAGTTTTTGATCCATAAGATGATAGGAATAATCCTCCAGAAGCTGATATACTAGAAATACCCCAAGATGGGGCTCCTGATAACAAGTTAACATCAACAGATACTTGATATGTTTTACCTGCTATTAAAAATAAATCCTTTTTTATCCCGCTTACACCAGATATTGTACACACTCCTCCAGATATCACAGCACTAGCATCTTTTGCCCAAAATCCAGTATCGCTACTAAACTCGCGGTCAGCAGCAACTGTCAATAATTCGACCCCACTAGGCTCCCACTCCAGACGAGCCCCCTCAATAGCAGGAGTATCCGGAGGTACAGTCACCAGATTACCCTGATAATCCCTAACGGTCTGACCTGGGTTGGTTACTAATGCGCCGCTGTCGAAGGATGAGCCAGTAAAGTTGAAACCGTTGAAGAAAGCATTGGGAGTATCATCATACAACTCCTGCTTCATGTACCGATCAGCTTTGACAATAGTGGCATCAGATGTCGTGTAAGGGTCGTAGACCGCCAACCCCTTGGCAAGGCTGAAAAGGATGTGATACTTGTTGATCCCCGACCATGCCAGGATTTCCGTGGCCGTCACAGGGATCGGCACGCCTTCGGCGGTGAAGAAGATCCCCTCGCCTACTGCTGCGAAGCAATCAACAGTAAGTACCCACTTCCCAGCATCCACTCCAGTCCCATTAGCATACTTAGAGTAAAATAGATAGGACTTTGGAAGATACCTGCCCCTAAGAACAGTATTTAGCAATAAGGTATTCACTTTAAATTATCCATCAAATAGATAACAATCTGTGCAGTGGCACTATTGGTAGTATTCCCGGTCAGGGTTAGAGTGAATCCATCTACAATAGGCACAGCCCCATCGAAGTCAACACGCCCACTGGCAGTCATTATCTGGGTAGCCACAGTAAGGCCGTCACTATCTTTTAAGTTGACAGTTAGGGAGTTAGGAGCAGGGGTCCCAAACACAACTCCAACTCCAACAACAAAGCAGGAGGCTATAGTACTTACCCAGTCAGGAATACTTCCATCTGCAGCATCAGCAATGAAGGTGTTAGAGTATTTGAACAAGTTAACTCGCCCAAGAGAATAATCACTACCAGCTCCTTTCACTGCTCCAACCCAAGATCCTGCCATATCATCACCTCATTACTATAAATTATATTGCTATATCACATTATGTCACAAAGCAAATGCTAGACTAGAAGACCCATGGATTCGGGGCTCATCATTACTTCGTTATACAACTCGTCAAATTCTTCTTCGGGCATCACATCTCCATCCACCCCATCTGGAGGATCGAAGTAAACTCCATGAGCATCCATGACCCAGGTTATGTATGCGAAACAGTCCATCACATCCCAGAGTTTACTCCTGGGGAAGGAGAGGAGTTGTTGCTCCAACTTCCCACAACACACCTTGCTATGATAAATGTAGCCACGACGATAGTTGGGGGCCAGGGTAGCTACACGCTCTTCCTTGGAGCGCTTAGCCGGGAGTTCCATAATTAGTGGGTGGACATTTCTAAGCCTACACTCATTATCGACTGGCTGCATTACAAAGTTACTGAGGCCTACAGTATCGATGCCCAAGATGAATGACCCGTACTTCTTTACCTGATCGAACATTTCATCATAGAGTTGATCAGGGTAGAACTTCTTCCCTACTGCATCACGGACGAATATCTTCCCACTCTTCCTATGCACAGCCACTGTTACCACTGCGGAGTCTGCACTCTGGAGTTTAACAGTCCGGGCAGGATCCACTAGGGTTATATGAGTAAGTTCTCGAGTTCTAATTCGCTCCTCACCTACAACCAACTCATCTCCATTGTCTTCGAAGTATTTAAAGTACTCAGCTTTAAATACTGCATCTTCCTTGGAGATAGGAATATTCATGCGCTCCATGTAGAACTCATCAAGAGTCCCGAGGCGTCTATGTTCCTCTACCTCAGCTTGAACCTCAGTGTCGGTCATGTAGTTGGTGTCAAATGACTTGTAATTCTCGTCACAGATGGCCAGTTGTATTGACGCCCACTCGGGAGAATCTATCAAATCCACAAGAAGTGAATCCTCATGTTTGATGGTATCTATGTAAATGAAGATGGAGCCTTCCTTACTATATTTGCCCTCAGTCTTCATCAAGTCAGAATGGAACCAACTCTTGAGTTTCGCCCTGTTGTCTGGATTCTTGATCTCATCCTTATTTTCAAGATCGTCTATGATCACCAGATCCGGACGCTTGTTATTCCAGTTAAGTCCACGAACCTGCTGACCTGCACCACGAGGGAGGATGAACGTAGATCCATACGCAGTCCAACTGGCCTTAGAGAAAGACTCATCCATGGAGCCATCACTACCAATTGCTTCCTTGATGTTACCGAACAGTGTTTTTACATTATAGTTGCTTAGGAGATCACGTTTAATGTTCTCAGTTTGCATCTCAGCACTGGTGGCGCTATTACTGAGGTATACTATAAAGTTACTCATACGGAATAAGATTGCTCTCATTGCAACCGCCCGGGCTATGGATGTCTTACCAATCCCCCGGGGAGCTGCAATCGCTATACGCTTATAGCCACTATTGATTAGGTCAAAGATCTTCTGGTGGAGCAAGCTGAAGTCTGCATAGAAAATGTCAGGGAAGATAATCCCACAGGTCATCTTAATATCTACTACACATCTAGCTAGAATTTCCTCCAGAGCCTCTTTTGATAAATCGTCAAGAGCCATAAATCCCACTCAGTCCTTTATTGCTATGTAACATAATGTGATATAGGAATCCTAACTTTACTTAATCACGGATTGTTTGCTGAGTAAGATATCATTACCCAATCGGAGCCTCGACAGAGAAGGACTATAGTATCTGTGATGCTATCCAGGAGCTTGTCAGTTCCACAATAGATATTACCCAGTCCCCCTTGGTGAAGGATAGTTATTTTTCTAGCACTAGATACAGTACTTAGGATTAACAAGTCACCATTATTACCACCTTGGATTGAACCTAAAGTATCAGTAGCTGCAGAACCTTCTGTATCTACTAAGTGATAGAGCTGAGTAGGATTGATTGCCCCTGAGGCTATTGTCAAAACATTTCCTACCGCATTACCAGCATTAAATGTTCCTTCAATTGTAGTCAATCCAGATAATGTAACAGCATCTGAGAAGTTAGCCGGCTTGAATACTGTAAGTTCATCATCTTCTACCTTGAGAATGGATTCGCCTTCTACAGTCATCCCAGCTCGATCATTTACACTATCATAATACCAAATGAGTTTAGAAACACTATCTTCCCGGGCACGAAAACTGGCAGTCTCCCCATCTTTTACATTAACTATAACCTCATTCCCTTCAACAGTCTCCCAGACGGGGCGATACATTGAGGGAAGGCCCTTGGGAAAGGCAGTCAGGGAGCATCTATCACAGTCATACTCGATATTACCAGCCTGATTATTAACAGCAATAGGCTCACCTAGGTAAATTCTGGCATGTTTGCCAAGATAGAACCCACGCCCTTCACACATAATAGTGTGATTCTCAGTATCTAGGGCTATATTGTAGGAGGTGAACTCAGTAGGATCTTCTATATTACGTACGAAAGATCCATTAAGATATAAGGCACAATCTGAACCTACCAACTTATAATCCAATGTCAAGTAGGTATTAGTAACATCTCCCACCATGATTAGGTTATAATCACTAGAATTAGGAAACACTGTTACCCGAAGAGTAACTCCAAGAACACTAGCTCCATCCCGGCTAGCTATACTCCCCCGCATCTTAGGAGGAAGAACCAGTGTATTTCCACTAACTGAAGGAGTCGTTTGAGATAATGCATACTGATATATATTATGACTATTCCCAATCACAGGAACTTTCCCCTCTGTAGGGAGGGCAAATCTTATGAAATTAATTCTACGATTAGTCGCAGTAGCATTCCCCTGGGAATATAATACATAGGCAGTATCTTCATGGATGG